CTACGCCCAAGGCCGCACCTTTGGCATCGCCGCCGTTGCCTCAACCTCCCGGAGCATCCGGCCCGCAACAAGGCCATCCCGGACCCAGTCCAGCGATTGCCACCAATCCTCATAGCCGCGACGGGCAGAGGCGATCTGCTCGGGGTGTGGTCGCCAGGTGACCGGGCAGGCCAGCACCTCGACCGTGCGCCACTTGCCGCGGGACAGAACGCGCTCCGTGCCGACCACGATCGTGGACGCCCTCTCGCCATGCTGGTTGCTCTTGGTCTCGACCGGGACGCAGCGCGGCACCGCGCCTGGTAGCCAGTCCGGCGTCATCCCTGCGCGCGCAAGTTCGGCCACGTAGATCGCCATGCGTTTGCCGCCCAAGCTGTCAGGCATCCCGGCGAGTGTGGCGGCAACCACCTCTGCATCCGCATGGGTGTAACTGCCCATCTTGTGCTGTCCGCCGTCGACCTTGCAGCCCAGCGCCCCGCGCTGCAGCAAAACGTATTCCATGCCAAATCCGAAGCCTTCCTCCGACACGTCTATTGGCAAGGGCAGTTCCAACTGCGCCTTTTCCACCCGGAACGCCCATTCAAGAATGGCCTGCACGCCCAGCGCGCGTTTCACCTTCGTGCCGCCTGCGCGCCCGATCCGTCCCTGCATGCTCATGGCAGCATTCCTTCAAAGAGATTCATCTGCGCTGGGCCTTCCGGCCCATCCGTTGGCCGCCAGACCCAAGGGCCGGAGGCCATGGGCAGCTGAGAGAGTGCGCCACGCATGCGCTGCTGCCAGAGGGTGAACTCCGTTGCCGAGCAGGCGCAGAGCGCGTGACCGATGGGCCAACCCATCAACCATCCGACGAACAGCGGGTTCAGCCGCCGCCGCGCTCGGGCTTTCAGGACCCTGCGCGACACGACCCGCCCATGCGATGCAATCATAAAAGCCCACAGCGGGCGCGAGATCGGGGCGTGATGCGAGGGTCGCAGCCCAAGCGGCGTGATCGCCGGGGCCGGGCGGGTGAAGCCCTGTTCGGCCCGGTAGTGCAGGATATCCATTCGGCTCTTGCCATCGGTGCGGATCACACTGGCCGGGCTGCTGCCCTTCCAATTCTGCGCTGCCGGTGTCGGCCATTGCGCGGCTTGGGCTGGCAGGGGTGGCATCCCGCCCGAGCCATAGCTCTGGCCGGGCCCACCTTTCGCGCCATCCGTGGCCTTCGGCGTCGACCAATTGATGATGCCCAGCGCCAATGCTTCCGCCTTGCGGGTGAAATCGCTGTTTCCCGCCGGGTTGTAGCGATCGGTGCCGGGATGCAGGCTCATCGGTGTGGGCCAGGATGAAGATCCGGAGCCGCTGGTGCGGCGCGCCGACTTCTGCCGCACTGAACAAGCCCGCCGCAGGCGTGTAGCCCATGCGCCAAAGTTCTCGCAGGACGGTTTCAAGGCCGAGGGTGACGTGACCGGCGACGTTTTCGAGAAAGACCCATTCAGGCTGGCATTCGCCGATGACCCGGGCGACGTCAGGCCAAAGGTGGCGGGGATCGTCTGCGCCACCGCGCTTTCCGGCGGCGCTGAAGGGCTGGCAGGGGTACCCGGCGAGGACGATATCGAAGGCGCCACGAAATGGTCGGGCATCGAAGCTGCGGAGATCATCCCATATCGGCGCCGGGGCGAAGTATCCCGCGCGCTGGGCGGCGATGAGGACGGCGCGGGGGTAAGTTTCCCACTCGACAAAGGCGCGGGTGTGATAGCCGGGTTCGGCGAGCATGAGGCCCAGATCCAAGCCTCCGCCACCTGCGCAGAGGGACAATCCGTGCTGGGGACGTGACACCATGCCATTCACCGCACCCCCCGCTGGCGCAGCCGTTCCGGCGTGACAAGGCCACGGGCAAGCATGGCATCACGGATGGTGTTGCTAATCACGCTCTGGGGCAGGTAGCCATCGGCGTTGACCATTTTGGCATAGAACGCTGCCTTTTCGTCGTCGCTGAGGGGAAGCTTCACCTCGCCCTTGCTCGGCCGCTTTGTCTTTTTGCCGTTGGCGTTGGCCGTTGCAGCTATCGCATCGCGCTGGGCGGCCCGTGCCATGAACCTGTCGAGGGCTTTGGGCCCATCGGGCGGATTGGGGTGATCGCTGCGAGTTTCGGTCGCCGTCTCGATGATCCGATCCTCGGTCAACCCGAGATCCTTGATCCAGCGCCGAACGTGCAACCTCGCTGGCGATCCCTGCCACCATGCGGGGAGGGCGGCATTCGCGGCGAAGCCCAAGGCAGTTAGCAGCTGTGCGAAAAACCGATCAAAATCGGAATCGCGCGCTTGCGCGTCCTCCTCCTCCTTTACAGGTTTACTTAGTGGTTCTCTTACAAGGTTAGTGTCCGGATTCCGGACACGGCTCTCGGCTTTTTCCGGACACGGCTTTGGGCAAAATCCGGACACGGCTTCCTGGACGTTTCCGTGTGCGATTTCCGGACACGCCTCGACGGAATTGACGGCTGATGGTGCATTTTCAGGTTTGGTTTCAGCATCGTAGTCAACAGGCGAAAACCCGTGTCCGGTTTCCGGACATGGCTTCGGATCATGTGGCGTAAAGCCTTCTTCAAACCCCAAGATGTAGCGGGTCGGCAACTGACGCTTGGTGACTGGATCGATGCGCGGCACTCGCCGCAGCAGGCGATCAGCCTCCAGACGGTCGAGATGTTCGTTCAGGGTGGAACGGCTGATTTCACAATCGTGGGCAAGCCGGTCCTGAGAGGGAAAGCACCCATAATCCGGGTTGAACCGGTCGCAGAGATGCCAGAGCACGATCTTAGTGGTCGGTTTCAGCCCACGGCGCTGGATCGCCCAGTTGGTGGCGTCATGGCTCATTGGGCTATCCTCCGCACCGGGCGGACCCGGCTGGTGAAGCCATGATCCGCCAAGGCGCCCAGCGCATCGTCGACCGAGCGGACCAGCGCCCAGCCAAAGCCCTGCGCGCAGACGGTGTCGCGGAAGACCTCCTGGGATTTCCGTAAACGACCGGTCTGGCTCTTGACCTCGAGGAACAGAACGCGGCCGCCGGAGATCACCATCAGATCGGCAAAGCCAGCATGCACGCCCATGCCGACCAGGATGGATTGGCGGATTTTGCCGCAGGACCCGGCCTCGGTCACCTCGTTGGCGCAGTGATGGATGATGGCGTCACGGGGCAGTGCGACGCGCAGCGCTTGCACGATGGCGCGCTGGGCGTCGGCTTCGGGAGTGCTGCGTCGGTTCATGCGGCACCCCCGTTCGGGAGGGCGGCCGCCGCAATGGCATGCAGAGGGCGGCGATCCAACAGGCGCAGCAGGTCGATGGCATCTGCGCATTCACCGGAATCATCGGTTTGCCCGGCGACGACACGGGCCGCGAGGATGACCAGCGATTCCGGGTGCTGCGGGACCTCGGCCAGGATGCCGCGCGCCTCGATCAGGCGGTCTTGCATCCAGTCGCCCGCAACTGATGCGGAACCCAGGGGGTGGGACAGGGGCGCGTTCATCGACGGCCACCCGCGCGCCGGGGGACCGGCACCTCTTGCAATTGCAGCCAGTCGCGCACCCCGTCGCGGCGGTAAAAGACCTTGCGCCCAGCGCGCACACAGGGCGGCCCAAAGCGCTGACCTTCCCAACGGCGCAGCGTTTCGACCGTCACGCCGAGCTCAAGCGCAAGGTCGAGGCGGCTTATCCAGCCGCCGAGAAGTCCCGTCGCAGCGGGTCGCCGGGGTGTTTCCGTTGCCGTCATCTTCTGTCTCCCCTTCATCACCCGGACTGGGTGGAATTGCAGGGTCATGAAGCGCAGGCGGTGAGGGGTGGCGGGAAGGCGCAGGGTGGCATCGGAAATGCCACTTGCGTGCCACCCCTTATTTCATTGGGATTTTCCGGGTCTGTGCGCGGATTTCTGGTGAGTCAGCACCGCGATCCGAACAGGCTGCCAGCGTCGATGTTGGGCCGATTGATGCCTGTTCCCTATGTTTCGCCCACATTGGCTGTCATTCGGCAGCATATACGGGCTTTCAGGGGGTGGCAGGGTGGCATCGATCTGCCGAAACCGCGCCACCCCCTGATTTCATTGGAGATTTACAGGATTGGCGCAGGAATCCGGCTGTGCGGAGGTATAGGCCGCGCCGAGCGTCCGCGATTTCGAGTGCTTGCGCGCTGCAGTTTTCGCACAAACACCAATAAAACAAGGGGTGGCGCGATGCTGGCACATCAATGCCACCCTGCGCCTCCCCGCCACCCCTTTGCGTGTGGTTCGCTTGATAGATGCGCGAATCTACGCCTGTGTCGTAGGCGAAAAGGGAGACCATTCATGCTCAAGCGACTGCGATTGAACGATAAATCTGTGAGGGAATGCGAGCCGGAGGCAGCACGCGATTACCAGGTGTTCGACACTGAGGTGCGAGGCTTTTCCATTCGCATCCTCCGTTCGGGCAACCGGTCCTTCTCGCTTGATTACAGGTTCGCGGGACGCCAGCGCCGCATGGCCATCGGGCGCTGGCCCGAATGGACGGTGACTGCCGCCCGCGACCGCGCCAAGGATCTGCGCCGCGAGATCGACGAAGGGCGCGACCCGTTGGGCGAACGTGGCCAGTTGCGTGAAGCCCCGCGGTTCAGCGACATGATCGACCGCTATCTGGCCGAACATGTGCCGCATCTGGCCAAGACCAACGCTTCGGATCAGCGGTCGATGCTGACCAAGCTGGTGGCACCACACTGGGCAACGAAGCTGGTGACAGAGATCACGCCGCATGATGTCGCGAAACTGCTGAATATCATCGCCAAGGGCAGGGCGCGCCCGTCCAAGGAAAAACCCAACAACCGGGCGCGCAAGCTGCAGGGCCCCAAGCCGACGCCGATCCGCGCCAACCGAGTGGGGGAGGTGCTGCGCAAGATGTTCACCCTTGCGGTCGGCTGGGGCTGGCGCAGCGACAATCCAGCTTCGGCATTCAAGAAGCGGATCGAGAACGAACGCGAGCGGTTCCTGTCGCAGGAGGAAATTGGCAAGCTGGCCAAAGCCCTAGACGCCGCCACGGATCAGAGGGCCGCTGGCATCATCCGATTGTGCATGTTGACCGGTAGCCGGGTGGGCGAGGTGCGGCAGGCCCGGTTTGAACAGTTCAATCTGGAGCTGGGCAGCTGGTCAAAGCCTGCCGCCACCACCAAGCAACGCAAGATTCATCGCATTCCGATCTCGGCCGATGTAGCGGCCATCGTCCGTCAGCGTCAGCTAACGGTGTCGAAGGGCAATCCGTGGCTGTTTCCCGGCGATACGCCCGGCCAGCCCGTGAAGGAAATCCGCAGGTTCTGGATCAACATCCAGAAGCACGCCAAGCTGCCTGATGTTCGGATCCACGACCTTCGCCATACCTTCGCGTCCCTGTTGGTCAGCGGTGGCGCGTCGTTGGAAATGATCGGCAAACTGCTGGGCCATTCGCAAATGCAAACGACCCAGCGCTATGCCCACCTCATGGATTCACCCCTGCGCGCGGGCGTCGACGCCGTGGCCAGCGCCTTCCGACCAAGACCCGTGCTGGTGCACGATGCCGATGCCGTGCCGGTGGATCGCAAGACCGCTTGACCCGACCGGCCCAGCGCCGGGCCGGATCAATCATGCATCTTCTTTGCGCAAGGCCCGCCAGATGGGGGTGATCCGCCTGCGGATGCTGCGGCTGTCGGGCATCTTGGTGCCGTCGGATTGATCGGCGAACCAGTGCTGCATTTCTGCGATGAGGTCTGCCTGCGTGGCGGGCAGCCCGCGATCATGGATGCGCTGGATCAGGGCGACATTCATGCCCTCCCAGTCATATGGGGATGCACCACTCGCGCTATTTGCCGCGCGCCGGGCCATGTCGTGATCATCCTCAAAGCCGAATACGTCCTCGGCCAGGATCAACATGTCAGCCACCGTGATCGTGACCCCGCCCGCAGGGTCCGTGATGACCAGCCAGTCCGCGTGTCCGGGTGGCATAATGCGCCGCACAACCCCTTCGGCAGGGACGGTTCCGCTGCGCCGAAACAGGGGCAGCAGGTCCATCGCTGATATGTCAACTTGGCCAGCAAACACGGCATCGCCGCAGCGCACCAGGCCAATGCCCGTCTTGATCTTCAGTTTGCCGACAGCGGCCCAACCCGCGATGTCGGAGATGGAACAGTCCCAACGGACTGAGGTTTCGTAAAGCGTGAAAAACACGCGCGGAGGCAAAGCCACGTTGAATCCTTCCTCAATGGAACCAGAGGAGGAAACGTGCCTGTACCGCCTTCTGGTCTTGTTTTTATGTGCAAAACGGAAAATCTCGGCACAAAAGGTCAGGACGCCAAAGCGCCTTCTTCGACCTTGTGTGCCGGGTGATACGACCTGTTATGCTTTTAGTTGAGGACTGCTCTCCCCATACGTGCAAGCTGCACTGGGCCGCGATTCGGAGCAATAGGGGGCAGATCAGGAAGCTGTGGATAAGGTCGGGAAGGGGAACAAAGAGTGAAGATCGGCCGTGGGCGGTGCCAGCGGCAACAGGGGGCGGCGAAGGAACCAGCGCGTTGAGACCACAATCAGGACGCAGGTAAGGCGGTCGATCTTGCTGCTCAAGATAGCCGCAATGGGGCGGAGAGCACACCAATGATGGTGCGGCGAAGTGCCCGCAGCATCCCGACGCCACAGCCATTCGTCTGCGGCAGCTTTGTCTCCCGCTGTCATCACATAAGTCAGCAAGCCACCATAGACAGTTCCGTATAGTCGATGCTACCCCATTGGTGATCCTTCAGCTTTGGAATCCATTCGGTGGCACCGCGCTTTCTTTTTCGCATGACCTACTACCGCAACCTTCAGCGGTACCTTGGCGATGGCGCAATCTATGCGAAAAACAGCCCACACGTTCAGCCTGGGTTCCGGATTTCGTTTGACGACATTGTCGCAAGGAGGGGCACTGCGATCTTCGCTACCCCCTGTGGATCCACCGTGAACGATTTCGTGCCATTCTACTTTTCGCCCATCACCAAAATGGCCTACACGATCCATGTGGGAAACGTCGACCTCAAGGCGCCAACTGGAGAGAGTCTCGGCCGCGCGACCATGGACGACGTGGCATACCTCGTCGTGGATCCTGGCCGCTTGTCCGCTTCAGGCAGGCAGTGCTGGTTTACGGACATTGCCTGCAACTCTGCGATCCCGCCAGCCTACGAAAGTGATCTCGGCAGGCTCGCCCACCATGTCACGTGGCCCCTCTTCGACGACAGCCCCTATACGGCGCAGATCCCTGAAGTCGGCTATCAGGGTGTCTGCAGGTGGCAGCATGACCGGGACGAGCCGGTCGCCCACCAGCAGCGCAGTAAGAAGCGCATGGCGGAATTCCTCGTCAAAGATCATTTGAGGATGGACGAAGTTTCGTGCATCGTGTTGAAGACGGATCAACACGAAGGGGAGGTGCGGTCTTGGGTTGCGGCAGCCGGGGTGACTATCCCTGTGTTGGTAAAGCCTGCGTGCTATTTTTGAACCATGACCATCGAATACAAAACAGGCGATATGTTTGATGAGCCCACCGAGGCCATCGTGAACACGGTCAACTGCGTTGGCGTGATGGGTAAGGGCGTGGCTCTCGAGTTCAAACGGCGTTGGCCTGAAAATTTCCGCGCCTACAAGCGCCTATGTGACGCTGGCGACTTCTCACCGGGGAAGATGTTCGTGTTCGAGAATGGCGGCCTCGTCGGCGATGGGCATCGATATCTGATCAACTTCCCGACCAAGCAGCATTGGCGAGCTCAGTCCAAGATCGAGTTCATCGAGAAAGGTCTTGATGATTTTGTAACGCAAATTCAACGTTTTGGCATCAAGTCTGTCGCGCTACCGCCCCTTGGCTGTGGGAACGGCGGGCTCAACTGGTCGGAAGTTCGCCCGCTCATCGAGCGCAAGCTCGCACCACTCTCGGAAGTGCGTTTCGTGGTTTTCGCACCAGGTTCTGAACTAGCGCCTGTTCCGGAGCAGGATGGCATTCCAACCGATCTGACAGTTGGTCGAGCCACGATGATGGTGGTGTTCGCCGAACTTGAGAAGTTTTTCGGTGGTCACCTGACCCGTCTGACAGCACAAAAACTCGCGTACTTCATGCAGGTAATGGGGCCTGATTTCGGTTTGTGCTTTGAAAAGAAGCAGTTCGGTCCATATTCGGAAGGCTTGCACACCGCGTTCAAAGCCATGGAGGCCAAAAGGTATATTGTTGGATACAGTGACGATGATCGGAAAGTCGTTGTCACCCATGCGACTTTTGCGGCTTCCAACGAGTATCTGAAATCTGAGGGCATCGACGTCGCACCATTAATCAAGAAGCTATCGCTCTTGATCGACGGCTATGAGACCCCATACGGGATGGAACTGCTATCGAGCGTGCATTTCCTTTCAGCTACCGAGGGGATCACGACCCAGCCCGAAATGTCTGAGGCGCTCGAAGCTTGGAGCGACCATAAGCGCGCGAGTTTTCCCCGACCTGCTGTCACGGCTGCGCTAGGACGGCTGAGGGAAGATGGCTACCTCAGAACCGCCATTTGACTGTGGGGTCGTTTTGGGTGCTGCAAGCACCGACGACCGGTTCGATGGGCTGGCCAGCGCCAACGGAAAGTCGCAAAGGGCCGACTTTGACAGTCCAAGTCCTCGGTCGTTGATGGTCGTCCATGATTAGGATTCTCGATGCAGCCGCACAGTGCATGTCAACGCCACGTCAACCCGCATACGCCGATTTGGCGCGGTCGGTGTCGGTGAAAACAGGTCAATGTCCGTCGTTATGGGAATGGAAAATGCGCGAAATCAAAGGCTTGGCGCGTAAGTCGTTGAAATGCCTAAGCTATTGGAATCGCTGATGTTTTGGCTCATAACCTGAAGGTCGAGGGTCAGACTGCGCACCGTAGTTCAGGTAGGTTACGGCGGTTGCGCGTCCCCGCAACCAAAATATCTAACCTTTCCAAATAGACAGAACCCGACCTAAACAGTTGGGCTTTTGCTTGTCCAGTTTACATCAACACCTCATCAACACCTCGCCTAAAAAACTGCATTCGACGACAGTCACCGGAATTCACCGACATTGGGCTGCATTCGCCAGCATTTTTGGGCTCCAGATGAAGTGATCGATCTGCCGGGGCAAGGTGAAGAGAACTTACCCAATAGGGTAAATTTCTTGTGCGCCTGGCCTGAACCCCCTCTGACTTACTGATAACGATAAGACTGCTTGAGCGATCCAGTATCTTGGGCTAATCTTATCGATAACGGTAAGGAGTCCAACCATGTCCACTGAAACTGAGCAGCAGCTCCTAACAGCGGTTGGGCAGCGCATCAGGGCGATCCGGGCACAGCAGGGCCTCAACCTCGACCAATTGGCGCGCCTCACCGGGATCAGCGCTCCAGCATTGTCACTGATCGAGACGGGGAAGCGTGATGCGAGACTGACGACGCTTGCCAAGATCGCGGCCGCGCTGCGTGTGGCGCTCTCGGCGCTGCTTGAGGATCCGTCGCCAAGCACTGACGCCGGAACAGGGGGCGCGTCCCGAGGATACGACCTTGGGGATTACCAATGACCGCTTCGGTTTCGATCTGGTTTGACACGCTTGAAGTGGGGCATGTCGATGTGGCCGCCGATGGGGCGCTGTCTTTGCGCTACGGCGAGCGCTGGCTGCAGACCGCTGGGGCGTTTCCGCTCTCAGTGACCATGCCCTTGCGCGCCGAGCCCTATTCGTCTGAGATTATCTCGCCTTGGCTTGCCAACCTGCTGCCAGAGGAAGAGCAGCTTCAGGTTCTGACCCGATCACTGGGCTTGGATCAGGCCGATGTTTTGGCCGTGCTGAAGGAAATTGGTGGGGATACTGCAGGGGCGCTGTCTTTCGGAGAGCCTGCCGATCGCAGCCGTTGGGCCTATGCGCCACTGGCACAGTTCTACAGCACTGACGACGCAGAGGAAGCGCTGGAGCGCCATTTCGCGGATCTGGGCCGCCGACCATTTTTGGTGGGCGAGGAGGGGGTTCGTCAGTCCCTCGCCGGTGGTCAGAAGAAGTCGGCTTTGGCCGTCCTAGGGCCTGATGGCGTTCCTGTGCTGCGCCTGCCCGGCCCGGAGGACGTGCTCGCCATTCCCCTCAACGGTGCCCCGTCCACATTGATCGTGAAGCCGGACAATCCCAATCTGCCGGGCATCACCGAGAACGAGGTCTGGTGTCTGCGGATGGGGCAGGCCGTCGGCATCGAGGCGGCACAGGCGACGATCCTCAAAGCGTCCGGTCGCACAGCAATCGGCGTGTTGCGCTATGATCGCAGGCTGGGGCGGAACGGACAGGTTCTGCGGCTGCACCAAGAGGATTTCGCACAGGCCAATGGCTTTCCTCCGGGGCGGAAATACGAGCGTGGCACGCGGCGCGGGCTGGACCTCAAGACGCTGCTGGAGACCGGGCGTTACGTGAGCGCAACCGATGCCCTTGCCCTGCTTGATCAGGTCATCTTCAACATTCTGGTCGCCAATACCGATGCGCATGCGAAGAATTACTCGCTGATCTTGCCTGTCGGAGCATCGCCGCGCCTTGCCCCACTTTATGATGTGTCTTCGATGCTGTCCTGGCCGCATGTCGTGCAGACTTTGGCCCAGAACATCGCAGGCAAAAGGCGTACACCTGACGCGATTGCAGCCCGGCACTGGGAGGCGGTCGCGCGCGAGATTGGCTATCGCCCGACTGATGTCCGCAATCGCGTGCAAGCGCTCGTCGATCAGCTGGTGGCAAGCCGGGTTCCGGTCACTGCTGAAGTTGCCGCCTTGCCGGGGGCGACTGCAGGCTATGCCGCGCAAACGGCCGAGGCTGTTGAGGGAAATGCGCTGAGAATTGCGGGGCGACTGTAGATGGCAAGCAAACCAAGCCACAAATGGGCTTTCAAACCCGGCATGCGATCCGGTGCCTACAGTTGGAACTCTTCGGTCAAGGCCATTGACCGGCTGAAGGCGGCCAGCGCCGAAATTCGTGCGGTCTCCCGAACCGACCCAATCACTGCGGCTGAGGGTGTTATAGCGCTCGCCCAGCGCATCTGGCCTGCTTTTGAGCATATCGATACGTCGTCGGGCGCCCTTGGCAATGCTGTGCGCCGGACGCTGGAAGAGCTGCTGCCGATCCTGATCGAGGCACCGGCTGACGAGAAAACCCGCGCGAAATGGCTTGAGCACCTGCGCGAGGCGATCCTGGATGACGGTGTCGACTATCTCGCACCGATTGCGGATCGCTTCGGTCAGATAGCGGCATACCCTGCACTGATGAACCTGCATGCCGACCGCGACCTTGACTTGATCCGCAAAGCTTGGGCGGATCACGCGCGGTTCTCACATGTTACTTCCGGCACGTTGACGCTGTCCTGCCTGCTTGAAGCCCGGCGGTACGGTGACTTGACGGCGCTTCTGGCGCTGAAGAAGACCTCCCTGTGGTTCGATATGAAGTTCGGGGCCGAAGCACTGCGGCGTCAAGGACGCGAAGAGGAGGCACTCGCCTTCGCCGAGGCGCTGCTGAAGGATGATCGCCGCCCATTGGGCTACCAGGATATTGCGCAGTTTTGCGAGGGCATTCTGGTTGGGCAAGGTCGCGAGGACGAAGCCTACCGAGGCTTCGGCCTGCCGACCGCCGCAGGCAATACCTATCTCGCAATGTGGCGCGATCTGGTGAAGCGCTATCCTGATCTTGATGCGCGCAGGATCCTCGAAGACCTGATCGAGACACAGGGCACCAAGGGCAAGTGGTTTGCGGCAGCCAAGACTGCGAAGTATCTCGACATTGCACTCGATTGCGCAGCCCATCCAGATGCCGCACTGGCAACGCTGATCCGCGCAGCGCGGGATTTCGCGATCAAGGAGCCAGCTTTTGCCGCGCAAGTCGGCCTTCACGCTATCGCACATCTTCTGGCTGGACGTGGGTATGAGCCGAGTCCCTTGGATATCGATGAGGCGGTTACCCATTTCATGGCAGCAAGCGCGCGGATCGGGCAGGGCGACCGGATGCTGCGAGAACTCCACAGGCTTGCGGCCAATGCCGCAACTGACGTGATCATGTCTGCGCGGCTGAAACCCCGGATCGCAGATATCGAAAAGGCCGATTGATAGATAGGGCGAATTGGGGGAATGCCAGCAGTTTCTCGGTCGCGCATGAGCTGTGTTTGGCGGGTGACGACTTCCGCTTCACGAGTTAGGCTGGGTCCATGACATTTGCCTTCTACGATCTCGAAACGACTGGCTTTTCTTCCGCCTTCGATCAACCGCTGCAATTCGCCGCCATTCTGACGGATGACGAATTCAGAGAGGTCGAGCGGGTCAATCTTCGTTGCCGGATCGCCCCGCATATCATCCCTTCGCCATGGGCTTTGGCGGTAACCGGCGTGCGCCCGGCGCAGTTGCTGGATCCCGCTCTGCCGACACTGTTCGAGTTCACGCAAGAGATCGGCGCGCTGATCAATCGGTGAACGTCCGGTCGCGAAGCAAATCGGTGACAACACCCATGCCCTTGTAGATTGCGTTTTCCAGATCGATCCCGCAGCGCGCATCGCCCAAAGCCGCGTCGCATCCCGATTGAAACGTTCGCCCGACCGTCTGGCCAAGGACATTGCGCCAAGGACCGCACCTCGGCGACGAAGGCCATGCGGCCGCGCCGAATTTGTCCTACAGCCCCCCGGCGCAGCAAAACGCGCTGGCTGGTATCGGCCCAGTTCACCCGCCACAATTCCACCGCGGCGTTGTCCCAGCGGCCGTCGAGAATGTCCGTTTCGGTGATGCGATCCGAGGTCAACACGCCGGTGGCAACTGGCTTCCAAGGCGACCGACCAGATCCCAGACCTGCCAACCCTCGGGGGTTTGCGGCCGGTTCAGCCTTGCGGGGCAGTCGGGGCAGGCAACTTGGCAGGCCGCGCAGTACCGGTCGCCCCCACCGAAGGACCAGTCGGCGAGGGCGCGGAGACGTTCTCTTCCGCGTCCAGGATCAGGCCCTTGGCGACATACGTGGTCTGGAACGCCTCGAAGACGGGCCAGATTTCCAGCAGGGCATCGATACCCTCGGGGGTGACGGGCAAGGGTTGGCCCATGGCATCACCGACACCCTCCCAATCCAGCACTGCGCGCCGAGCAACGGCCTTGGCCATTGCGAGGGCCAGCGCCTCTTGGCTGGCGCCTTCAGGCAGGGCCTCAATCGCCGGATCGGCGCGCGCCGACACCATCAGCGCGGTGGTCAGGGGGCCGACGAGCAGGCGGAGGCCGGGGGCGGGGTCCAGCCATTCGGGCGTTGCATTCAGGTTCAGTCGGATCATGATGAGTATCCTGCAAGGGTGTTAACGAGAACGGCGGTGCACATGCGGGCGGGGCTTGTGGCTTTGGCGGCCATCCAGTCGAAGGTGGCCTGCACGCCTTGGGGCCCGGCGATCTCGATGCGCGGGTGGGGCAGATAGACGGCATGGGCAGTGAAGGTGAAACTGGCGTTGGCCCCGAGGCTGTAGTTGAATTCCAGCTCGCAGGGCGTGCCGTCGATGGCTTGCGTGATCAGCGTGGTGTCGGAGAAACGCACCTCGATCCGGCCCGACAGGGCGGCCATTGCGGGATCGGCGCCATCGATGCGGCCGTCGCCGCGGATGGTTTCAATCCGGTCGAGGTTGTTGGAATAGGTGATCTCGGCCGAGACGATGTTGCCCAAGCTGCTGCCGTTGCGTTTCACCGTGCCGTTGAAATGGCCGAACCGCTGCAGGCCCAGCGCAGTCGGAGTTCCTGCGGCGGTTGCTGCAGCGATGGTTTCGCCCTGCGCCACTATTCGGGCATTGGCCGTCAGCAGGCCGGAGCGCTGCATCTGCCAGGTCAGCTGGTCCATCACGCAGCCGGAACACATCGCGAAGCGGGGCACTTCAGACATGGCAGTTTCAATCGCCATGCTGGGCAGTGTCCAGTTGCCCGACTGGAAGGTGTGGGTCTTCGGCGTCGTGCCTGTGGTAGTGGGCTGGCCGAACGCGGCCTTCAGCCAGAATCCGAAAGCCTCGACATCGATGGGGATCACCACCTCGCCGTCGGCCGTCACCGCATCCTTGATCGGGGCCAGAGGATCGCGACCATAGCCCAGCAATTCGGATTCTAGCAGCGGCTGCTCCGAGCCGAGCGTCGTCCTGGCAAAGGGCATCAACCGAAACCCGCTGACAGGCGGGGTGCCGTAAACCGTCTCATACGCAAGCGCCATCTGCGCCCGCGCGCCTTGCGCATGTGCCATTGTCGGGGTTCCTTTCTTGTTTAAACAGTCGGTGGATGTCTTGCAGAGCGGCAGGTAATCGGGTCATCTGCCTGAATGATCAGACCTTTTCTCATTCCCCGCTTCACTCGTCAGCTGCGTCGTGCGGCATTTCTATTGATGATGGTCGTCACCACGACGGCATTTTTCGGCGCGCCTGATGCGCAAGCGCAGCAGTCGAACGTTCTGGAGGCGCGGGTCAGCAAGGTGCTCGATGGCGTACTTTCACGCTGCGTGGCGAGTCGCGCCGGATCCGTGTCTGGGGGCTTGATGCGCCAGAGTGGGACCAGCGAGGTGGCTCTGCTGCGACAGAGACTTTGCATAGCTTGATCTCAGGCAACACACTCAGGTGCAGCGTTGTGGACATCGACCGGTATGGGCGACTTGTCGGGCAGTGCTTCCTGCCAGATGGGCGCGACATCGCAGCGGAAATGATCCGCTCCGGCGCTGCATCTGAGTATTGCCGCTATTCGCGCGGTTTCTATGGCACCTGTTGAATGGGCTCGGATCGAGAACTCGCCGTATAAGGGCAGGGTTGCGCCATGATCGAAGGTCTTTTCTTTCTGATCTTTGGGCTGGCCGCCCTGTATTTCACCCTGTGGATTTTCATCCTGCTGCCCGCCCGAATGGCGGAAGAGAGAGGCCGCAGTGCCTTTGGCTGGGTGCTCATAAGCATCTTCTTCTCGCCTATTCTTGCCTGCCTGCTCCTGTGGTTGCTCGGCAATAATCCCAATCGTCAGACCGATTAGACTGACGACTGACCAATACCAGCTTTGTCGTGTGGCATTCAGCCTAAGGAAGCTGGCGTCATGCGAGGGGGGCGGTGGTGGTATAGTGTAGCACGACGGTGATCACCGCCGCCTTCAATGCCGCAGCGCCCTCGACGGGTAAATCGACCGAGGCAGGGGCTTCGGGTTCGATCCAGTCGCAGAGACCGCTGAGCGTGCGGTCAGCATCCAGCGCAGCGCCGATGGCAGCGATCAGGGTGTCGAAGGCGCTGGCCCTGCCATTCGGGGCTTGGACGACGACCTCCAGCTCGGCCCGGTGCTGGTAGTGGTAGCGCAGGGGCGACAGCGTCACATCCGGCTCGCCCGGCTGGCCATCGCGCAGGATGATCAGGCCCGCTATCGGGATCCGCTCGGGCAACACCTCGTCACGCAGGGTGAGGGCGGGAAGCAGCTGAAGCCGCGCATGCAGCGCGGCAAGGACGGTTTCGCGAGTGGTGGGCACGGTTCTGCCTTTGATCTTGTCAGTTTTCAGTGAGGCTGACGTATTAGACGATGTCGAACGACCTACTCGTCTTGCGCGCCGTCACTGATTTACGCCGAGCTTTTCCAGCGTCGCCCGATCAGGTGCCCCGGTCTCGGGGAGTCCGACCGAAGCTTGATAGGCGCGCATGGCAGTTTGTGATGCTGGCCCCCATTGTCCGTCAGGAGTTCCGACATCGAAACCCCCAGCGTTCAAGAGGGTCTGAATGGCACGGTAGTCGTCTGTGGACAGTGACAGCGTCGTCCATCCGCAAGCACCTGCAACCGCTTCGATTGCATCTTGCGATCCTGCGAGATCGAACTGTGCGTCATGCTGTTGGCCGTTGGACTCGACCAGCCGAAGGAAAAGCCGCTCAGCATCGTAGATCGAGCGGATGAATGTTTCTGCATCCCGTCCAAAGAGGCCAGCCCCCTTGTTACTGGTCAGACTATTCCAGCGGGCTTGCTGCGATGGCTGATCATCTATGCGGAGCGTCATTTCAAAGGAATTGCGCTGGAAGTCGTTCATCAGGAAGTCGTCCTGGACAAAGACCAAAGCTGTCTCGCCCTCAATGCAACGCGCGACAAGCGCTGTCTGACCCATGAAGTTGTTGGCCTGGAACTGCGAATGGTTCAGCGCGATGACCTGCGGGCTGTCGTCCACCGCTGCCCGCGACGATTCAATGGCCCACCAGCCCGAAATCCGATGCCCATCCCGATTGGCCTGTTCGAACGGAGCCAGAGTGTAGTCGATGGCCGGGAAACGCGGATCCGCCCATGCGACCGTTTGCGCTGCACCCTCCAGCGGTGTCGCAGCGTCGGCCGCTGGCGCCGCGGCTGGCGCCGATGTCGCAGGCTGAGGCACCATGACGGGGGATGCGATGCCGTATTTCGCCTGCAGATAGCCCATCTGCAATTGTGCCAATGTGAGCTTCTCGGTTTCGGCGCGGCTGAGTGCGAGGGCCTGGATCAGCCCGCCGCCGGATGCAGCTTCGCGTTCCGCCTCTTCAATGCGCTGTTGAACGGCCGCCATTTCGCCAAGGATCTGTGCCGCCCGCGCTTCGTCGGGCTGGACCGCCGGGACCGTCACTTCGACTGTCGCTGCACCCGCTTCCGCATTGATCCGATTCTCGACCAAGGTCCGTGCGAGGAGAAGTGCTTCCCGGCGCGCATCGAGCAGGGTCAGGATCAGGCCACCCTCGTAGCGCGCCGCCTGCGCTTCGATTTCTGTCAGTTGTCGCTCGATATCGGCCAATTCCGTGGAAAGCGGTGCATCTTGCGCAAAGGCCGGAACGGCGGCAGCCAGTGCAATAGTGAAAACGAATGGTCTCAACGACATGGGCTGCTCTGAAATAGGGTCACTTCGGGAATCAGGCTAGCGATGCACAATTCAACCATCAAGCGAACATCGCAAACCGGGCATCAGACCCTGTCCGAATTTGTCACCCTCTCTGACAAGAGCCAGCTCAACTCGCACTCAATGCCAAAAGCCACTTCATCTGTAAGGCCAATCCATTTTTTGCTATGTGCGTCATTTTGCTGCCTAAATTCTATGAGAAGGAACACGGCGAACAGATTTGTTCAGCATGCTTCAAATTCAAGAAAGGGTTATCGGAGTGCTTCGCTTTTCACTTTTGGCAATTTTACTGCCCTCGCCAGTTTTCGCGTCTTCCATTGATTCCTATGCGACCTGCCTTCGCGCCTTCACGAACCTCATTTCTTATGTGTCTTTCGCAGAAGGTGACGGTTCAGTATTGCCTCCGCGATCAGTTGCGGCACTTGATGCTGACTTGCAAGCTTATGTTGAGCTTGGCCTTCAGAGGTTTGGCGAGCAGGCTGTTCAACGGCTGGCCAGCGAAGCCACTGAACCGGACGAAGAATATATCCGCGCCGCTTTGGCCATTCATCGCGTCGATGGGCCCGAGAAAACCTTCAACATGTTGGCGGCAGTTGTCGCTCCTTGTGGCGGCCCGAACGGACAATTGAAGCGCGTCCTAGCCAGCAAATAGAATGCAGACTGATCGTGTCATCTGGGACAGCGGCCAAGTAGATGGCGTTAGTTTGAACTTTTCCATTCGGCCACGATCAACCCCGGCACACCGTCCACCGCCCGCTCCGCATCTCGCTCCAAATCCAGCCGCTTGCGTAGCTTGACCTGCGGGACCAGCAGGAAAATCGGAACTGTCGCCACGCCGCGTCCGGTCTTGGACTTTGATGCCACTGCCCGACCCTTCGAGTTCAGCCGACCCTCCGCTACCAGCATGCTCGGCCCCCGGCGGCGATAGATGAACCGCAGGCGCAGGCCGGTACGGCGTTCCCATTCGCCGGGGATGATCCGGCCGCCCTTGGTGCTTTTCCCGGCGGCTGGGGAGGGGATCGCCAGCCAGAACCCGTCCTTTGACCGGATCAGCGGCCCTGTGTCATGCGCGCCGATGATCACCGGCGCGTTGGACCAGACGAGGGCCGCCGCGTTCAGGCTGTCGCCGGATTTCGGGAAGCTTACGAGGCGGATCGAGTTGGCGAGGCGCGTGCCAAAACCCGCGCCGGTGATCTGGCCTCGCCAGGCGGATTTCAGGGAAGGGCCAGCTTCGCGCATGGCGGCGGAGACTGCCTTTTCACCGGCGGCGATTTCGGCCTGCATCAGGGCGACGAGGTCGGGATCGAACGCAATCTTCAGCTTCATGATGGGCGCAGGTCCAGCGACCAGATCAGGCGTTCACGGTCGCGCACCGGTTCGCCCTGAATGGTGAAGCTGTCTGCGCCAATCACGATCAGATCGCCGGAGCGGGGATCGGGCAGATCGGACACGCGGACGTCCATCATCATGCTGTCGCTGACAAACCGCCCAGCGCCGAATTCTGTGATGCGATCCGCGGCGCGGCGGATCAAACGGATCGGGCGTTCCTCCGAGGTTGTGGCAGAAATCCAGACAGCGCCCGCCGCCATGGACGGGTTGGCGTAGATCCGGTCCATGGCGGCGGCGAAGACGTTCATGTCGGGACCGTCAGTTCGAGGTGTGAATACGGATCGCGATCCGCGGCCGCTTGTTCACCGGCAGGATCGAGGCCTCGGTCATCAGGTCGATCCAGCGGCCCTTTTCGTCGAGATGCTGGCGGGCATAGAGCGGCAGGCCGAGGGTGTTGGCCGCCTCCAGCAGGTTGGCCGGGCCGCCGTAGGTGGTGAACGTATCCATGGTGCCGAGCGGAAACGCGATGCCTTCGTTTGCCGGAACCAGCCGTTCGGTTGCCTTGGTCGACAGGGTGACAGTGCCCGCGTATTCCTCGAACACGATGCCCGCGAAGGGGAAATTGCGGCGCACGTCCTGGCGCAAGGGCTATGCACCGGTGGCGGCGTAGAACTTGTACGCCTCCTCGGTCTTGGGATGCGCGATCAGCTTGTCGAAGAATTCCCGGCTGACCAAGGCATGCACGTCCGTCATGCTTTCGCCGAGGAGGTTGTCTTCGATTGACCGCACGACCTCGCGGACCTTGCTTTGGACGAGGGTCCCTGCCGTGCCCAGCAGAAAATCCACCGAGATTTGCGTCAGCCCGAATTCGGTGAAGTAGTTGTAGAGGGTCGTCCCGGCCCCGTCCTTCACGATGCCGCGCAGCGCGTTCATCTCCATGTATCCGCGGGTCTGGGCATGCTTGCGGCGCATGAGCTGCAGCTTGCGGTTCATCACCTCGACAAGCGGGTCGGCGGCATCAAGCGCGCCCAGCGCGGGTTGGCCCTGGATGTCGCCGGGCAGGATCACATCGTCATGCGGGATCCACGGCAGGGCGAAGGACCGCATGGACCGCCCCTCGCGAGTGCCGACGGTAGCAGGACCGCCCAGCGGGACGGAGGGCAGCAGGTTCAGGACCCCCTCGTGGAAGGGGGCAGAAGCGGCGCGTCAGACGCCGTCACGGGCGATGATGCCGACGGCGGCCAGCTGGGCGATCTTGGCGGTGATCTTGGCCGCGTCGTTGACGGTGCCCTCGTAGGCCAGGCCTGCGCGCGACACGATCGATGGACCACGGGCGACCACGATGCCGACCGCATCCGCCAGAGTGGCATTCACCGGGTAAAGCAGGACCGCGACGGCGGCCTGCGCGCCATCTGCACCGGTTGCGGCGGACACCGGTCAGCATGCACATGCGGATGATCGACGCCGCGCGCTGGTCCTCGGCGCTGTCGAGCACCATTGCAATCCGGGTCAGCTCCTCGGGGCCGAGGAACCGTTCGCGGGCCTGCTCGATGCGCCGATGGAACCCCTGTGCGGGATTGTCCGCCCGCCATTCCCATTCCACAGCCAGCGTGAACATCTTGCGCAGCACCTCGCCCATGCGGTTGGCCCGGATCGGGGTGGGTTTATGGCCCTGCAGCTTACGGGCCCGGTTGTTGGGTTTCTGCTTGCTGGGGCGCGGGCGGCCTTCAGCCACGAAGTCGAGGAAGCGCGCCACATCGGACTTGGTGATCTCAGTCACCAACTTGTTGCCCCAGTTGGGCTCCAGCATCTTCTTCAGCATCGAGGTCTGGTCAGCCGCGTTGTTCTTGGCCAGCTTCGGCAGGTGTTCCCGGATGTAGCGGTCGATCATGTCCGTGACGCGCGGGGCCTCGCGAAAATCCTCTCGCACGGCCAGAGGGTCCTGCCCGTCGTCGATGGCGCGGCGCAACTCCTTGGCGCGTTCGCGCGCGGCCGTGACACTCCATTCCGGCCAGCGCCCGATGGTCATCCGGCGTTGCCGCCCCGCATGGCGGTAGTCGATGGTGAAGGTCCGCGCGCCTGATGCCTGCACCCGGGCGGCAAAGCCGATCACATCCGTGTCGAAGATCTGATAGCTGACGCCGGGCTTCGGCTCAGCATCACGCAGCACTTTCTCATTCAGTTTCGGTCGCTTGACCATCTATTCCGCCTCCTTGCCCGATGACACAGGCGTAGACCCGCGCCACAATCAAGTCGGACCATGGGGCAGGGGCCGGAATACAGGCGGAAGGTGGAATTGAGCCGGGGAAGTGAAATCCGGTTATTCAAATCAATGGGTTATCTGGAAACGCCCAGCTCTGTACGAAACTGTCACGACAGGGCTGTTTAAACGAATCGTGTTGAGGATCGTGGGGGCGTGCTTATCGTGGATCCCGCCGACCCATTCGCCATCGTGCAGGGCTGCGGGTTTGATGCCAAACGGCGCATGCAATATGACTTGCAGAACGCAATCCGTTTCCAAAGCCCCGAGTCCAGCGCCATGCCGAACGCCAAACCGCCGAGAAACCTGACGCCCGCACTCTGCCAGCGTGTGCAGGTCGAGATGTTGAAGGCCTGTCAGGATGTGGCGGCGCGCCATGGCCTGGTGGCGGAAGTTAGGGACATCGCCGGGGTTGATCTGCGGTGGGGCTTCGATCTGGCGTTCCGCGTGTCGATTCCGCTTCCCGACGGCACTGCGCTTGACCCGGAAAGGCTGCGTTTCGAAGCGCTGGCGGCGGCCTTCGGACTGTCTGCCGCCGATTACGGCCGTCAGTTCAGCACTGGCCGCGAGACCTTCAGGATTGTAGGCATCGACCCGCGCAGGCCGAAGTATCCGGTCTCTGCAGAACGCATCCCGGACGGGCAGGGGTTCAAGTTCACGGTGGACCAGGTGGCGCAGCTGCTGCAGAAGGGGATGAAGGACGTGACGCCGAGGGGGTAGGGCGGGGCTTTTCGCCCATAACTCGTCGGAGATACTTACCTTGCCTCCGCACGATAGAAAGCCTCGACCGCAGCGGCGGTGGACGGCCCCCAACTGCCATCGATGGCCTTCATGTAATATCCTTTCGCCGCAAGAGCCTTTTGCAGGGCCGCGATGGTCGCCGGAGTCCAGTCACCGTAGTAGGTGTTCACGATCGTGCTTGCGGTGGCATCGTTTTGCCCGCGAAAGTCCTTGTGGCGCAGGAACTTCAGAATGAAATTCGCGGCGTTGTAGTCATCTCTTGTAACGCCGTTGCCGGATGAAAAGTTCTTGGCAACCCAGTAGTTCGCAAAGGCATCTCCGTTGACGGCCGCAGCGGACATCCACTTGGCCGATAGCTCCGGATCCTTCTGCACCCCTTGCCCATCCGCATACATCCACGCAAGACTGTACTGGGCGTCAGGGTTGTCAGCCGCCGCCGCCATCTTCATCCATTTGGCGGCTTCCAGATAATCCACCGGCACACCGCTGGCATTCAGATAGGCCAGACCAAGCCGAAACTGTGCATCGGGGTTGCCATTTTCGGCCGATTTCCGGTAGAGCGCGGCCGCCCCCTTCTCGTCGACCTCCAGCCCTCTGCCAAACTCCAGGTTGACAGCAAGGTTAAACTGAGCCCAACGATCACCGGCTTGGGCCAACTTCTGCAGATAGAGATTTGCCTTGCTGTCGTCGGCAGCAAATACACCGCCAAACATGTAGATCCTGGCCAGCTCGGCATCTGCCTCCTTCAGACCGGCCTCGGAGGACTTGACCAGCCACTGTCTGGCAAGATCTTCGTCCTGTGGAATGCCGTCGCCATCGCGATATACAAAGTAGAGATTGAGTTGCGCACGCGCATCACCCTGTTCGGCAGCCTTGGTCAGCCAGAAGACTGCTTTCTCGACATCCTTCGGAACACGCGCATTCAACCCGGTCAGATTGAGAATTCCCATATTCCACTGGGCCTTCACATCGCCATCTGCCGCCGCAGCCGTAATGGCCGCGACCAGATCTGGACTTAACTCCTCCCAGGTCAGCTGTGCCGATCCTGCGGCCCTATCTGCCCGATCAGCGTCATTCAAACCGGAAACCATGGACCCGGTCGAGGCGAACTCCACGTCAATCCCGAGAGCCGTCGACCACTCGGCATCAAGCTCGTTGAAGTCGTCGGGTTGGGCTGAGGTCAGGAAGATGACGGCGTCTTCCTTTAGACCAAGTTTGCTCAGGTAGGCGCCGACGAGGGCATTCGCAACACCTGACTCCCGGGCGTTGCCGTCTTCAAGAACATAGGCGGCATGGAAACTGACATTACCATCGACGCCGACGATGCGCTTCGTCCCACCAAGCCAAGCAAGGGCGCAGGCCGAATAGCAAGACTGGCCGTCCGGGACGGCAGTGCCATATCCGCGCATCCTGACCAGAGACCCGATGTCGAGGCCAGTTTGCAAATCTCCGCCATCGCTCTGGAATAGGATGATCGCATTGGCGGCCCCATCTGTTGCCGTAAGGAACTTCTCGGCATCACCCTTCGTCAAATCCCCCGAGATCTTGAAAAAAGCCCTGCCCTGCGTGTCGGCACCCATAGGCGTGACGTCGGCAGCAGGGACAGCAGTTGCTGACATTAGAAGTGCCGTCGTTAAGAACTTGCCAAACAAAGGGAATTCCCAAGAACTGAGGTGCCGATATCGACATGATATGTGAGGACACATCGGTGTCAACTCGGCGCCAAGCAT